GTGAATCTTGCAATCACCTCTCCATTGTCATAGATACCATACATAATTTTACCTTAATCCTTTCTCTCTATTGTGGGAGTTAACCCCCTCAGCAATAGATGGGAGCATTCTATAAATTTCCGATTTTGTTTGACGACTAATATCGCCTGTAATATTTACGTTAACTACTTGTTGATTTGAGTTATTCATAGCAGCAGCTACTCTAGCTTGTTGTGCCTCATTCAAAATAATTTCTCCTGCATGAGCAAGGACTGGTGTTGCACTACCCATGTTTCCAGGAATAGCACCACCTTCTGCAAATGCTGGAAACGAACTAAATAATGAGCCAAACCCAGAAAAGCCTTTACTAAAGAAGTCACTAAGACCACTTCCAAAGCCTTTTAATTTATCCCCAATACCATCGAATAATCCACCGCTTGCACCAGGCTTAAATATACTAGCAGGTCCCGGTACTACAGTAACTGGTACTGGGCCTTTAGTTCCGCCACCAAATAAACCAGCAATACCTTCACCAGTAAATAATTTATCAATTACTTCTGATTCTCCTAAGTTAACTGGAATTTCTTTAGCAGGTCTTAATACAGAACCAAAACTTTCACCTAGGTTGGCTGAGCCCGCAAATAAATTTGAAAATGTAGATTCAGTAAATAATTTACTAGTTATACCCGTTGCAAAGTTATCAACAATACGACTTGTAAACTGATTCTTTAAAATATCTCCAAATTCTTTCCCAGACTTTTCACCCTTAAGGAACTGTGATAATCCAGTATTAAAGTCACCTATAAAGGCAGATGATTGAGTCTTACCTAATGTTTTTGCTTGAGGGCTAAATACAGGTTCATTGCTTCTCGCAACTTCGAAATCAGGAGTAATTTTAGCAATTTCAATTTGAAGTTTATCGATAGATGTTTTTAGCTGAGACTCAATTGATTCTATTTGTTCAGGAGTTCTTCCTGGCTGAGTCTTTCTGCCTTGCAATCCAAGTATTTCTTTAAATAATGAGTCAATATCTTTAGTTGATCTCTGGTTTGCTCTTAAGCTATCTACTAGATTTTTAGTGAATACTTGGGGCTCAATTGTTTTAAAGCTAGGCTCTATTTCTTTAAGTATTGAACTGATAGCCCCAATGGTCTCATTACTAATACCTTGAATTGAATTACTAGCTATATTGCTCTTTTTAAAGGCTACTCTTTTAGAAGCTAACTCTGATAAACCACTAAAGATTTCTGGGTCAGAAACTAAATCTAAAGCCTCAGCACGTAATCTGTTTTGTGCAATTGCAGTTTTAGCAAATCCAGCATCTAAAGTACCTGCTGATTTCTTTAATCCCTCAGCAAGGGCTCCTGTGCTCTCTGCAACAGATTTATTGTTCTTTTTAAGATCTTCTAATACATCAAAGAATTCGGCCAAATTAATTTTTATCTTATTGCCTTTAATCTCAATCTCTTGAACATCTCTAGTAGGATCAATCTGAGCAAATACAGCATTTGATTTGCCAACAGGCTTTTTAGTTCCATCTGCAAATCCAGGAATTGAACCACTATTCATAGATTGTAATAGTGGAAGATTTTTCCTAGTTGCTTCTGCATTAACTACAAATTCGCCATTAGATAACCTTGCAAGTATAGAGTCTGAACGACCTGTTCCTGGGCCAGTTATCTGACCACCATCTGCAAATGATTTAACAAACTTTACATAGACTCCATTTTTAGATACTCTGCCACTTAATTTACCTCCAAATAGGTCTACTTTAGCACCATTTAAGGCACCTTTAGCAATTGCACTACCTGTGGTTATTGCGTCTTCATTTGCTCCAAAGTAATCATTTAAATTAACCTTGACATTATGTGTCAATTCTTTCATAAGAGCTTGATTTAGCTCTTTGGAATGTGCTATTAATTTTTGATCAGGAGTTAAAGAATTAAATAGGGCATCATTTCTTAAATATCTACTTCCATTAAGCTCACCAATCTTAAGACCAAGATCTGGCGCTTGTGGATTAATAGGTTCTTCTGTTCCATCAGCATACTTGGGTAAACCACCAATTCTTCCTACCATAGTTTTAGCAGGGGCTACAGACTTAGGTTTTCTTCTCTTAGTGGGTTTAGGTTTACCAACATTTTGTAGTATAGCAATTGGGTCTATATCAAGCTTATACAGTTCGCCTATATCATTGGTTATAGAGGACTGTATTTCACCTGTTCTAATGCTAAGTGGTTTATTTCCAAATAACATTTCTTTATTGATCATAGATGCAATAATTGACTCTTGACCTTCTGTTACTTTATCTATTACATTCAATGTTTTATCAGTAAACAATCCAGAAGTAAATAGAGGCTCAAACCATCTCTCTAAAAAGCCTTTTGGTTCTTGCTTTTGTATTTCTTCCTTTTTCTTTTCTATTTCCTTAATAGCTGGTAAATTGTTATTTTTATCAATAATATTATTAGGAATGGCTGATCTAAACAATGCAGCTTCTCTAGCTCTCCTTCCGCCAAAACCTTTCTTATCAGCCTTTGCCCAATCCTCATAGACTTTTGCAGCTAAAGCAAAATCTCCTCTAGCAGAGGCTAAAGCAGCAGAGTATCCTTCATTCTTTGTAATATTGCCTTTATGGAATACTGTTGAGAATAAAGCAGTTCTTACTGGTTTTGGTAAACCTTCAAACGAAGGACCTTTAACCTTTTTAGAAATTTCCCTAAATTGATTTTGAGTATACTCAACATATTTCTCAATAGTCTTCTCTTCTGTATCTCTAGCTTCTTCTGCAGTTATTTCTAAAGGCTTTCTAGCCAGTATATTAGCGGCTTCTTTACCCTTTTTACCTAAATACGGTAAGAACTTAATTCTTAAAGAAGGAGAGATATCCATGTCTCTTAGTGAACCTAAGTTTTGTTGGCCCAAGTCCAGTCCAGTAGCAATAGTTACACCAGAAGTACTTCCTTTCTTAGGGATATAACCTTTAGTTATTGGCTTTCCAGAAGGACCATTCTCTTCTCTTCGTAGAAAGTCTACATCAACTAGTCCACCTAATTTAAAGGCGGGCATTCCTCTGTTAATTTGTTGCAACAAAGGAAGGTTTTCAGAAGTTGCTTTAGCATTGACTACAAACTCACCATTAGACAAGCGAGCCATAATAGAATCAGATCTACCAGTTCCTGGGCCACTAATACGCCCACCATTGGCTCTCCGCTGTTGTGGATTTATCTCTGCCTTAGGTTGTTTAAAGGATTTATCAAATAAGAAATTCTTTAAATCTTTTGCTCTATCAAAGATATAACCAAAACCATTCTTTATTCCATTTATAATAGAATCAAAGATAGTTCCCGCAATATTTCCTAGTGTCATAGTCATGGCCTTAAAAGTATCCCCAAGCCAATATGCAAATCTAGTAACTCTACCTTCAATACCCTTTGCATCCTTATCACCGAATAATGCATAGTAAATAATTGAACTACCTGCGGCAATACCTAATGCGGTTAGTAATACAGGTAAAGTAAAAGCTGCTGCAATAGCGGCAACCATAGTCCCAACAGCAGAGATGATAGCAGCACCAGCGGGGAACATAGATGCAGAGAACACCGCAGCTATGGCTAATCTCTTTAAGCCCATAATAATAGCAGGTCCAGCCACTGTAGCTGCCCATGTACCAAAGGCACTAGCACTAGCGGTTATTACCCAACCTGTTAAGAAGATAGCACCTGCAGTAAGACCTAAATGATAAAAGGTATTTTCAACACCAAGTGATTCTGCAATAGCATCTGCTAGATGGGAGCCAATAAATAAAGCAGCAATACCTGCAACTGCAGAAAATCCAATTTTAAATGCTTTACCCATAGTACTACCAGCAGCTTGTGCTCCTGGGGTTGCAGCTGCTTGTTGGTCATTTCCGAAAATCTTTTTCAGAATAAAGAAGTTTAAAAGTTCTTTACTAACAACCCCAACTAGGGCCATCATCTTTCCGGAGGCAATACCTAAAGCCGCAGCACCAAATAATAAACCTACAATAAATCCACCAGAGCTAGGCATAAAACCTTCAATACCTAATCCTTTAAGTATTGAATTACCAAAGTCGGTAATTTGCTTCTTAATACTATTTAGTCCATCAACAAAGCTTGCATCTTCACCGAATGCAACTTTAAATATTAAGGTTGCAATTGCAATTTGTCTAAATCCTTTATTAAAAGCAACTAAGAATGCTGCAATAATAATATCTTGTAAATCTTCTTGGAATGTAGTCTTTAGGTTATCTGTTGTAGCTCTACGAATAATACGACCAAATGTTTCACCGATACTAGTAAAACCTTTATTAAATGTTTCTGTATTAGCAAGACCCTTGTCTAACAATGCAAGTGTATTTTCAACTGTTATTGCTAAGTTTTCCTCTAGAGTCCTAGTTGATATAGCATTAAACTTTTGTTGAACGTCTAACTTAAATTCTTTAAAGGACACATCAAATTTAGATGCATCCATCTTAGCTAATGCAGCCTGAAGTTTAGCTGCTAGCTGTGGCATTTCCCTAAGACCAGGAATAAATACACCCAGGAGCTTTGACATTGCATCTGCAAATTGATTAAACACTTCTCCACTGGCTGATTTAGAGAATTCACTGAGTCTCTTAATTCCTTTACCAATTGAGTCAAAAGAATAATCAATAATTTTAGCTGCAGCCTCTAAACCTGAGTTACCTAAATTCTTTACTGCAGTGACAATATCTTCAAATAATTCTTTGATATACTGTAATGCACCTACATCCTGAATGTATTCAATTTCTATTGAGATTTTATCTTGCCATAGACTAAATACATTCCTGAGATCTTCAAATACATCTTTTGCATAATTAGCAAATTTATCAATACCTGGTGAAGCCATTCCATAAAGCCTATTAGCCCAGTTTGCAATACCTTCGATTGTGTCTGGCCAATAAGAATTTCCTACAATCACATCCCAGATATTATAAAATACTTTGATAACAAACTTACCAAAGTCTGCAATCTTTTCTTGTACAGTATTCAGTTTAGGTAGATAGTCGTTTAAATTTAATGAGTACTTGCTTAAGTCTGGTAAGAAACTCTTAACATCTAAACTTTTTGCTTTATTAATAAAGTCTGATATAGATTTGCTACCTGAAGTCAGTGCAATATCTAGATCTAACATAAACAATCTAAATTGTCTTATTGACCTATTCAAATCATATTCGATAAAGTTAGTTATTGACTTTATACCTGATGTAATTGAATTTACAACACTAATAATAACTTTCTTTAAACCAGTGCTGTTTACAACAATGTCTTGTAAGTTCTTTATTGAGTCCCCAAGATTTGAGAACGCTCCAGAAAGGCTATTTGTTTGTTTTCTAGCAAGTCCACCAAATTCTTTAGTGGTTGTTGTAAGCTTATAGAAAGCAGTATAAACCTCGTCAAAGGTCAAGTTACCTTCACCCATAACCCTTGTCCATTCAGACCAGGATTTTCCAGATGCCGCAGCGATCCTTTGCAAGCTGATACCTGCTGTGGTTAATGGCTCTAGGCGTTCATATGTAACACGACCTTCAGCTGCCATACGAGCAAACGCTTCTGCTACTCGTTGAATCTCATAATCTCCACCACCCACCGCAGTAATAGCATTTGCAATAGCTTCTAAACCATTCAACACTTTAGTGTTTGAGTTTAGTAAATCACTACCAGTGTTGGCTAGTCTTGCATATGAGTCAGTTAGTGCATCTACACTAAATTTAGTCTCTGCCGCAAATCTTTGGATGTCAGAGAAAGCCTTTTGTGCCCTTATAATTGAGCCTGTTGCGACATTCAATCTAGTTCTTAGCCCATCAAACTGTTGAGCTGTTTTTAGTAAAGAGCTTCCAAATACACCTACTGTCGCTACGGCAAAAGCTGACTTAAGGGTATTACCAACTCTCAAAGCAGAATTATTAATGCTGCTAAGATTTTTATTTATTTGATCTGTTTGAGTAACGCTAGCCTCTAACGCTTTTGCATCAAACAATTTATATTGTGAATTTCTTTGTAATTTAGATGTTAAACTTTGTACCGTTTTGTTTAAGTTAGTAAGCTTTGATTGCTCAATATCTACATCTAATATCTTTGCCTTTTTGTTATTCTTAATGGCCTCATCTTGTACTTTTTTCAATAAGCCTCTTAGCCTATTTATGTCGTCAGATGCCTTTCTCGTGTCTGCCGTGACTTTAATTTCTACTGACATATTTTGTTCTCCATAATAAAAAAGCCCTAAAATGAATCCTCAGTATTAGAGGCCATCTTAGGGCTATTATTTTATTTCTCGCTAAAATTTACTGGTGCCGAAACTTCACCAATAGTAAGTAGCACTTGTTCAATGAAAAATGGTGGTGCTTGCTTTGAATAACCAGTATTCAATATACCAATGTATGGCGCATCATTATCTATCTTACCAACAAGTTCACCGTTTATTTTAACCATTTCATATTTCCACCTACTAGCTGCATAACCTGTATCTACAGGAGTAACTGACTTTAATGCTTCAGTAGTAAACCGTGTTCTTTCTTGGATAGTACCCTCAGCTATTTTAACAGCTTCCTTTTCAATCCTTCTGATTTCTTTATCAAAATTTACTTTTAAGCCTAAACTCATAATTACCTCATTCTATAGTGGGATTCCAATCTTGTGCACCATTTGCTTCCTTTAGAAGTTTCAAGAAACCAGGAGTAATCGCTGATTTAGATTTTCTCTCTAAAGTTTTTAATGATTCAAAAATTTCAGAACCTTTCTTTTTAACACCTTGCGCATTAAGCAACAAGGATGTGCGGTAGTCTTCTCTCCATCCTACAGGTCTTGATGCGAAGAACTGATTCCATCCTATAAATTCCTCATAGGGCATTTCATCTAGGATTTTGTAAACAGGCATATGTAAGTGATATGCCAATTCATAAACAGTCAGCTCTTCAGGGGTTAGTTTCCCTCGGCTGGCCCTACCATACCAGAATACTTAACAATCTCTGCTGAGAGTGATGTTAGCTCTTCTAGTGGAAATGTTGCAATATCTTCATCTGACAATTCATCAGCTCCAACTACAGCTGAACGAATAATCACACGAAGCGTGTTAACCTGATCATCCTCAGAGGTATTCTTTGTAGCCTCTTGGATATCTAGAACTTCTTTGACTGTGAGCTTTTTAATCTCAACTTTATCGCCCATGAAGTCTACTTTTTTACTAATCTTTTTACCAACTAAATGTTTCATATTTTTCCTTTTTACTTATTATCAATGAATAGATGTTTATTATTTTCTTGAAAATCATCTAGAACTTTACGTACTGTATGTAGCACAGATAGTGTCTCCATAATCTCTTTTCCTACTTCGCTATCTTTATCAAAGTCTTGAAACCTTTCAAATGATTTACGAATACTAATATCAACACTACGTCTCATATGACGAAATGTAGTCTTCATAACAAATGATTTACTGAATGGTGGTTTATCTTCTTTATTATCAACCATAATTATCCTTAATACTATTAATACTACCTAGGGGAGGCCTCAGATCTCTCTTTAGCGTCCCCCGGTAAAAGGAGGAATTACCCTCCTAAGTTAATTAGACCGCAGCAACAGTAGCTGGACCAAAGAACTCGCTCTGAATAGACAGAGTCAAAGTTGCTTGGTTAGCATCAGTCAACTGTGGGCTCACCAACAAAGCTTCCAACTTACCAACAAAGTAGAAGTTAGAGTTGGCAGTAGCGCCCAAACCAGTAGCATTGGTCTCAAGGCTAGCTGGCTTAGAGTTCAAGAGGGAGAACTGGAAAGCATACTGCTTACCGTCACCAACTTTAGCACCCAGACCACCAACAGTGGTAGGATCCCACTCGGAAGGAATGTAGTTAATTGTCACTTCTAAGTTAGGAGCGTCAGATTGGCCTTGAATCTGCTGTGATGTCTTAGAACCATAAACTGGTACGTTGACGATGTTAGCAGGAGTACCAATCTGTGGGAACTCACGAACGTTTTTGACTTCTTTGAATGCTGTATCATCAGCAAACAATGCTACCAATTCTGCAAGTGTATCAACTGCAGTAGTAGAAGTAATAGCGGTAGTATTAACTGCAAGAGCAGAATAGATACCAGCGCCAATTGATGTAATATGTGCCATGTTATTTAATCTCCATAAGCTTTAAAATTTATTGAATAATCACCACGATAAAGAGATTTATCTGCGGGATCAAGGCCAAGCTTCATTAAAGAGCTTGTACCAAATTGGGTTCCATTTGCCAAAGTCTTTCCTTGGAAAAATGAGTCTATTGAATCAGCAATATTGAACAGTTCAGTATCACCGTTTCCTGCTTTAACAAAGATCGAAAGAATTAGCATTCCAGAGAATTTCTTCTTAAGACCATGAGCATCAACTGTTGAATTACCAGGCAATATAGATACTCTAATAAATGAAGTAGAGCTATCAATAGCTCCACTGTAATTATCAGGGTATGTTTTATATGTAGTAGCAATCCAAGGTGCTGAAGCAAATACTCCATAGATGTCGGTTCTTAGTTTATTATACATGTTAGACTCCCGCTAAAGAGAGTACAACAATGAACTCATCCTTTGAAATAATATTACAACCGTATTGAACGGAATTAATTGTTACCCTAGAGTAACGACTAAAATTAATTGTACTATCATTCTTAATTGTAAGAGATGTTGTTGTTACAGGTATTCCAGCTTCATAAGTTTTAGATGTACTTAGAAAACCAAAGGTTGTATAAGTCTCATCTGTCTTGATTATTGAGCCAGAGCTAAAGCTAAATCCACTAACGATTTTATTGTCAAAAGTAACAGATACAGATAGATCTTTTAATTTTTCAAAGGCAGTATCTACGGATCCTTGTACTTTTGATTTGAGAGACATTTAATTCGCCCTCCACCATTGAGTAGAACCTTGATTTACTAAGAGTGGTTTTAGGTATTTTCTGACAAGATTAGGAACTACTGGAGTTCTAGTCGTGTCATTATTACTATCTTTCAATGTAATTGTACCGATAGAAATTTCTTCAAAGTTTTGAGATTTATTATCTAACAAATTTTCATTAGACAACAAATGATAAGCCATCTCCAAAACAGCTTGTTTCATTCTTTTAGGAATTTCAGATTCACTATAAGTAATACTCTGTCCTAATCTAGGATCAAAAGTTGAGGCCCCTTTACGAGGCCAAGCAAGACTCTGTGTGGAACTGACAGCAACACCAATAAATTGATTTTCATCAAGTAAAAGAGTTGCGGTCACTAATGCTGACTCCTGATCGTCATCCTGAGCATTTAACCATGCACCCGCATCAATGCGAGTATCAAAGTATGCATCAGCTTCGACCATAGTTACATATGTGTTTGTACCTAGGACTAGTGCCATCAGTTCCTCCTAATGGATTAAGCGTGGAGAATAGGCAGAATACCCAAGTTCAATGCGCTCATTTTACGTGCCCATGAACCAGCAGTAGCATAGTTAGCGTTGCTAGCAAAGGCATTGGTAGCGCCAGCCCAGTCGTAACCCATTGGGTGCACAACGAAACCATAACGATACCAGATAGCGGTAGAACCACCACCAGTGTAAGAGGCAGCTGAACGATCAACTTCAACAGGTGTAGGAACAGCAATGTTTGTAAAGCTGATAGCACCTGGCTTGCAGATGAATGTAGTCTTTGTAGAACGGTCATTCACGTTAGCAGAAGCAGACAAATCACCCTGAGCAACACGGCTCAAGATCAAACGGAATTTACCACCGAACACGGTTTGGAATGTCAAGTTACCGTCGGTAACAGTTGTAACATCAACCAAGTTAGCGGCACGGAGTTCAGCCAACACTTCTGGTGAAGTGATCATGTACATAAAGTCTGGCTCATAGTCTTTGAATGCCATACCCAGAGCTTGGAACAAACGCTGGCCACGAGCAGCACCAATAGCTGTAGCATCAAACAACTTACGCTGATCAGATGCAGAGGTAGCCGCAGCACCAAAAGTACCAGCAGCATTAATATCTACGAAGTTACCAGTTGTAGCACCATCAGCATCGGTGTCATAACCAACGATACCAGCACCACGAGCTACTTCGTATGCAGCTACACCCTTGAGGGTAGCAACAACGGCATCAGACTCGTCTTGGCTACGAACTTCAGAAAAGTCACGAGCAATTTTAGAGAGACCATCTTGTTGTGAAACAACTTGTTGGAGGTTAACTTGCTCAGAACCGAAGGTACGAACTGTCTTAATGTAGTCAGCAATTTCGGTAGACACGTCAGTGTAAGTACCTGCATTGGCGACAGAGAGGCTAGCAACGTTAATGTTAGCTGCCAAAGGCTTGTACCAGCGCATTTGACCAATAAAGCTCTCGCCTGTTGGGTCAATACGGGCATCAGTACCAACGATACCAGTGCTGTTAAGCTTCTTGGCAGTTGTGTACATTTCGTCAGCATATGCAGAAATAGCAATAGCTACGTTTTGGAACATTGTATGATTAATCATTTAAAAATCTCCTGTGATTTTAAAAGGTGAAGCTACCAAGCTTTCCACCTGCAGCAAGTGCTAACACTTCTTCAGTGGTCATTTCAGTAATCTTCTTGTTGGGATCGAGTTTGGGAGTACCGTTCATATTGTTACTACCACCCCCTGAATTAGATTTAGGTTTAAATAGGAAGGAATTATCTTCATTCTTCACATATTGTCCTACAAAATCTTTGATTGATACACCTGATTTATGAATCCATGCACCAGTCTCTGGATCTTGGATGAGTTGATCGATAATATCACGATAAGCCATTTGGCTAGATCGGTCATTACGGAAATCAAGGTTAGTTAATGCATTGCGAACTGCACCATCTCTAGTGAGTTCAGTTACTTTGCTTTCGGCCAACGCAAGCTTCTCAGTGAGTTCTGCGAGCTTCATCTCAGCAACTTCTTTATGCTTACCTTCGTCCTCCAAAGCTTTCATCTTACGTTGTTTAGCTTCATCTTCTAAACGAACACGCTCTTTAACAGCATTGTCACGTTCTTGATATGCTTTATCTAAACTAACTTTAATTTTAGAAAGACGCTCTTCAACCAAACGGTTAATCATGTCTTCTGTATCTTTGTTATTAGTACCGCCTCCACCAGTATCAACCTGATCGGCTTGAAACTCTGGGTTAGGTGTGGTACCATCATCGAGGAACTCTTTGTTTCCGAACTTATCTACTTTCATCTTTGTTTTCCTTTGGCACAGCCATTTAATTTTAATTTTTTAGGGTTTAGTTACAAACATAAACTCTTACGGTCCAATACCATACCAATCCTTACCTTTAGGTATCGGAGCTAGTATATCTTTTCTCGTAATTTTATTTGGAGGATCTATTAAGCCGTCCTGTATTGCCTTTTGCCTAAGCTCACGATATGTCTTGTCAGACAGACCTTCTCTTTTAAGTGCTTTAAGCGTTTCTTCAATTGTGTTTCCATCAAGGGCATCAGCATAGATTTCTCTAAGTGCTCCCTTGGATTTTGCTGCTAATCCGATATTAGTAAAGAAAGCATCATGAATAGTTGCTGTCTCAACATTGTTCTTACGACCCCACAAATGAAACTGTCTAACAATAGAGGCATCATTCATATGGTTGCCATTAACACCCATACCAATACCTGCTCTCATTAGACTTGCCTTACCTAACAGTGTAGCGTCTTCTGCTTTATCTTCGTAAATATTCCTAACCATTCTATTAGCTTCTTTGTCATAGAACTCAATGCTAGTTTGAACTTTAGGTCTATACCTCTGGTATAAAGTCTTACCATCGAATGTTACCCAAGGTATGTCAACCTTCTGAGTTTCATCTACGTAAGCCTTTGCAGCTTCTTTCCAGAATTGTACGAATTTTTGCGTGACTGGCGCTCTCTCTGCTAGTTTCCTAGACATAATTTCTGATACCGCTTTGAAGTCCTGGGGGCCAACTAGACCGCCACGAGCATTCATAAGCTTATCAACAAACGCCTCTACATCTGGGTGAGAGTCACGAGCATGTTGTAAGAGTTCATTCCCCACAGGAGATTCACCTTCAACAACTTCGTTAAGCTCACGCTTAAGTTGTTTCAATCCAAACACAGTATTATCTGCACCGAGATATTCTGCATCTTTAATTGATTTATCTATAATATTGGTTACTCCACGAAGTTCTTCACGGGTAACTACTGTATAACCTTTTTCTTCTAATACAGAAGCAAACTTAGCTTCAATATTAGCCGCTTGTGTTGCTTTGCCAGCACCATAAAAGCTAACCATATTTTGCGCTTTAGCTGCTTTCTGTAGGTCTGTCCATTGAATATTAGCATCTCTTAATGCTGTTATTTTTTGGAATTCAGGATCAGAAATAGTATCCATTGCTACTAAGTCGTACAACCTATTCTTTTGATCGGTAGGTAATACGTTTGAGTTAATAGCAATACTTCTATCTTTTGTACTTAAGCCAATGATTTGTGCTCCAGAGGAAGAAGCATCGTTTTCAATCATTAGTTTTGTTTTATAACTAGTTAGTTTATTTACATTTGTAAAATCGCCATTCACATGTTTATGAATTCTAGCATATTCAATTGCTAGCCTAGATATCTTTGCAATTTCCTCTGCATCCATTGAACGAATAAGAGGATGCTCTAAATACTCTCGTATTCTACGATCACGTTGAGTTGTTTCCATCATAAGCCTACCAAGACTTAGAATATCTTTTTCGTTTCTTAAAAAGATTTCCATTCTACCTGCTTGAGTTAATGCCTCAGTAGCTGGACCAATCATAGCACCAGTCTGAATCATAAGTTCTTGAAAGGCTTCTACACTTAAGTTTTCAGCCTTAGAGGTATTAATAAATGGACGTACAACTTCACCACCTGTAGGTGTTAAATAACCTTGATAATACACACGACCCCGGCCATCAATATTAGCAATAACGCTAAATGGTTTTCCATTATCTCGATGGTACTTAACAGTCTGCATAAAGCTATAACCTTGATCTCCACGAGTAAGAATAAGTTTTCTAAAATCATTTAAGTCATCATACTTTTTTACATTCCCACGGGGATCTCTAAAGCGTACAACATCATCCATGAAAGCAGAAAACTCGTTATCTACTTCGTATTTAACTGACATAGTATGATTAAGCATATCGGCAAAATCACGGTCAATTAACAACTTATCGTAGTTGGCGTTAGCTCTACGTGTAATAATAGGAATACCTGTATTATTGCCACGAGCATCAAAATAATTCTTTTGACCTGGCCTTACATACAGCCTATCTCTATCTTCAACAATACCTATACGTTGGCTAATAAGGTTAGAACGATTGGCTCTTTGAAGATTTAACATATTGTTATCTAAGATTTGCACCTCACGACTAATAGTATCTTTCCAAGGTCCACTAGCCCTACCCGTCTCAAGGTCTACTACTGAACGCCTAGTCTTGCCTCGTTTTACTACACGTATGTAGCCTTTATCTCTCAGGGCAGTAAGTATTTGAGAACCATCAGCATGATAGTCTTTTAGTGTTGGTTTAAAGAAAGGAAATTCATGCTTCTCAGTAAGCTTGTATTCTTGCCTAAGCATTCTTCCAATGTTAATTGCAAGAGAATCGTAATCAGTAGATTTACCATCTGCAACAAGTCCGATTGCTTTAGTAATTACGCTAATAGCTTCTTTACCACCAACCTTCTCTTCAATTAATTCATCAATATAGTTCTTTTTATTTCTTTGAAATAGAAACTCTAGATCTACAATCTTCCTGTATTCTTCACGAGTGCCTCTAAGAAACTTTTGAATCATACTCTCAGTAGGCTCTACTTTATTCCGATCTAGCCATAAAGCACCACCAGGAATATCTTCTCTAATAATCTTTTCAATTCGTTTCTTAAATGAAACTCTATCACGACCTATTGGTCCTTTAAACCATGTGTATAAAGGTGTTCTACCAGTATATAGTAATCCACGTGCAATGCTACGACCATATCTAGTTTCCCAGGATCGAATGTACCTATCGTTATCTAATGCACTATCTTGAACATCTTTAAAAGAGTAATACTTTCCAAAGATCTGAACTTTAGCTGGCTCACCTGCAACGCCATAACTATCAAACTGCATTGATCGTGCTCTTGATCTACGATCTAGAATACGACTAGTATTAACAACAGAGTATTGCATTTCTCCACGAACAACATTCATGAAGTTAACCCATGGTTGCTTGTCGTTATTGTATCGTTCAAAGACAACACGTAAGTTTTCAGCAATAGCAGTTTGTTGGTTTATACTTACAGACTCTTCCATAGAGGCTACAAAGTTTTGTATCCACTCTTTTTGATCTTGGTTTAATGATTTAGAGTTCTTAATAAAGTCAAGTCGTTCTTGTAAAACATTAAAGTCAGGGTCATAAAGTAATGTAGAACTTTGTTCTCCAGTAAAGGGATCAAAGCTTGTGTTTCTTTCATCAAACTCGTTATTAGCTCGAATTCGAACAGATCGTTTACCCTGAAGTGTTGTACCTCTAAAGTCTGTTAAGCTTAAACTTTGTGCTGCATTTTCAGCGTCTGCAATATACATTACCTTTAGCTTATTAGTAAGCTCTGGGCTTCTAGTTAGATCATATGGTCTAGAGGCCTGAACAAATAGTAACTCAGCCTCCTTAGCATCAACAATAGCTTGCCTTGTTGGATAAAGGAATGTCCTTGCATTATCTAATCTTCTTAGTGCTGCAATACTTAATTGTTGACCCTTAGATGTAGTGAATGACTTAACATCCAAAATACCCTTTTGTAATAGCCCAGCCTTTTCTTCAGAACCCAAATGGCTAACTTGAACCTGCATGGGTTGTCTTTTTAACCAAGTACTGTAAGTCTCTACAGGAGGTAAACTACCATCTAATAACTTATCTGGTGTTTCTTTTAATTTATTTGGTTTTAGTCTAGTATCTTTATTATCTAAACCTGCTAGCAGTTGTGTTTTATTCTTCAGAATAGGAATCATAGAACTACGGCAATTCCAATGTAATGGAGGCCTAAATCGCATATCATTTAATTTGTATACCTCACCATCATGGTGTGCACAAATAGGAGATGTACGATTATCTAACACAGCAGTAAATCGATAGCCAACTAGTAGCTCTTCATTACGACTCATAACTAGACTCATTGCTGTTGATTGCGTATTTGTAATAGCAGTACGTACCAAAGCCTTTGCTTGTACTTCAGTAACAGATGTGGTTCTGATTACATCATCGATAATTGCCTTTGGTGACTTACCATCAGCTAGTCCAGACTTAATCTTACCATCAATTCTAGCTAGTTCAATTGTACCTATGCTATCGAAGTGATCCTTCAAGCTTTTAGAGGCAGTTATATTAGGTCCAATTAATTTAGGAATAGCGTCACTTCCTTTAGGTTTCTGAACCTTAAAGAAGCTTCCAGCAGATCTTTCTAAATTGTTAGCGTGAAAGCTTGTAGATGCATCTGCATAGTCAGCAACAGAGTTACTAACAATCATATGAAGTTCCTTAGTAGATCTAACTACTTCGGTCCTAACATCAGCCTTAATATTTTTAGATAATAAAGACTTAAGTCTCTTTTGATGTCTACGGATGCCCCTACTTACATTAGTAGAGGTTTCCGCCTCGTATAACCTTGTATCAGCTAAGTGCTGTACAATCCTATCATATATTTGCGTATTAATAGCAGTTGGCATATTTTCCCTTGATACCATATAACATATGCATCAGGGATGCCCGTATTATACAGTGTTGTCGTTATCGTCGTCATTGCCCCTTGTATTAGGGCGCATGTTGTCTGTTTCAGAAATACTAGAGTCAATCTTAGTAGCCATATTATCTACTAAAGGGTCACTCTGAATCTCCGCTACACCGTCCTCATCATTGTACTCAGCTGGGAGCACATCATTGAACTTAGCAATAGAAATAAATGTAGAACGTGGAATAATACCTTGCTGGTACCACTCTGTAACTAATCTCATCCAGTCTGCGCCTACAGGAGTAGGATTAAAGTCAGCACTCAAGGTGAACTTAATATCTGTTGAAAGAACATCAATATTGTATTTCCACTTAAGCATTACTGTAATGATCTGTCTCATTGTCTCTGAGATACGGGTATTAAGCATACCTAATTGAGCAGTCTGAGCAGCATTACGGATTTCTAGACTTACGCCTGACTCACCTGAAGAACCCTCTGGCGAAAGCATACGAATGCCCATACGAGCCATTTCTTCAATGGTAGCTGCAATGGCTTTTTCCATATCCGCTAAAGCGCCTGTTGGAGTGTCCAATGCTCTAATGTCGTCTCCAGCACGGAGTTTAATCCATGAGCCAAGACCTGCCTCTACAATAGTTTCAAACTCTTCATCAGTCATATCTGACATGACTACTGGAGTGTATGTAGCTGCACCATAGAGCAAGTGATTACGTCGGCTAATCTTGTTGTATAAAGCAATCTCACGATCAATTAGTGATTGTAGGATTGGCTCAACAGGGTCGATCTGACCATTTAATGGATAGGCTGGAATGAAGTTCATCCTCTCACCATTCATCAAAGGTACTTCTGTACGAGTCTTTACCCATGCTGCATTAGCATTATCTACTTGATATTTAGATGTAACGTTACCATTAATAACGCTTACAGACTCATTAGTGTCTCGTGTGTAGGTATCTACAACAAGTAACCCTGACTCATCTAAATAATAGTGAGTAACAGTGTCTACATAGTCTGGGTGGAATTCATTTTTAGAATAGTCTTCCATGTAGTAACGGAAAAGTAAACTTGTTAATACTTGTTTGTTAGTATTACGGTCCTGACCTCTACGCCAGTTAATAATGTTCTCTGCTTGAATGAGCATCACATATGGAGACAAGGCCTTAGCCTCTTCCATAGTGAGAGCATCTGGATTAGCTACTGTAGGGTAGTCTACCAAACACCAAGCTCTAGAGGACTGTAGCTCTTCCCAAATAGCCGCATCTAAGAAACCATGTAGTGAAGTACCATCAGCACCAAAAGAAGTACGAATCCAGTCTTCAGTTCCTTCAGGAAATACATTCTCTGGAAGTTCGATAGCCGCTTGTTTACGTAACAATCCACCAACAAGAACCTTAGCATACTGTGCTGTTAGTCCAGGGAGCTCACCCTCAGCACGATAAAAGTTGTACTGTTGTGAACTCATTGTAGGAGAAAAGGGTAATAGTAAGTTATTGTACGTTATAGTATCAATTGAGTCATCATATGCTCTTGCATGAGTCTGTCCATTAAGAACAGCTCTAGCCCTCTCCCAGAGAGGCCGCATAGACTCATATGCTGCGTTAGGATCCCCAAGGCTCTTCGTCTTAGCCTTTGATGGGGTCGTTGTTAGGTTTGCCATTTAAAGTTTCTCCTCCATAAGCATCCTAACAATCTTCGCAACGATGTCTGAGCGAACAATATCGTCTACACCAAACTCGATGATAGGAATGTCAATGTTATGTTTCTTGCATAGTTGGACAAATTTTAGAATGTCCTTACCACTGTTAATATCGCTCTGGGCAGGATCGCCACAGAGGACCATTTTAGAGTTCTCACCAAGGCGTGTTGTAATTGCCTTTAACTCTTCAAATGTTAAATTCTGACACTCGTCTACAATGACAAGTGAGTTTTCATAAGATCGACCACGAATAGTTTCTAGTGGTTGGATCTCGATTGAACCTTTGTTTACTAAGTATTGATAAAAGCCTAACCCGAAAGACTTCTCTAAAACACTAGTAATAGGCATTAACCAAGGAGCCATCTTATCAGCGATGGTCCCTGGAAAATGTCCTAAAGATTTTCCCGTAGCTACGTTAGCTCTACTTAAAATTATTTTGTCATACTTGCCTGTTAAGAACAAGGATGCTACCATAGATGAGGAGCAATAAGTTTTACCTGTACCAGCGCAGCCAATAGTGACAGTGATAGGGTAATGACGAATTGCAGTAAGGAGATTGTCCTGTTTGTCATTCTTAGGTTGAACGTGGAATGGCCTTGGAGCCTTAATAACTTTAACATTAGATTGGTAATCCTCAATATGTGATACTTGAGCTTGTTTACGTGGAACTTTACGGGTTTTTTGCATTAGCTAAATCCTTACTTCTTTGGTACTTCAGTACCCTCTAGCTTTTTATGAACTTTAATTTCTTTACAGACTTCTTTAGACTTACCAGTCTTAGGGTCTTTAGTCTCTTTACAGACTTTCTTTGTTGTAGGCTCTGCTGAATAAACAGTAGGGGCAATAAACATAAGAGCAAATAGTAATACTAATTGTTTCATTTTAATCCTTTAGATAGGAGGATGATCTGAGGGTGGAGGAGCTAACTTACCGCCATAGCCTGTAGTTACCTGCGGTTGTGCAGGTGCTGGAGGTGGCGAAGCTTGTTGCATGGGAGCACTTTGAGAAGTAGCCATAGGCTGACTTGGAGTTGGTGTTGATGCTACTCCTGCCATCTTCTCTTGGCCTCTTGACCATGCAGTAATACCTAGTACAGCACCCATAGCCATATGGAACAGACCACCACCCTGAAGGGTTAATGGAGCCCACTGCCTAAAGGCATCATTCTGAACAGCAGTTTCCCAGAATTGTACAATTGTAAACATAATAGGAAACAAGATAAAGTCAGAGGCACATACACACATGTACATTACTGCCATCATTGGACGCCACTTCTTCTGGATCCAACTCTCTTCTTCTTTCTTAGGAGCCTCGTCCTTAATTTCTTCTGACATAAGAATTCCTTAAATTGTTAGTGGTAGCCACAACCATACGGCTTGTGACATTAGCAATGATGCTACGGCACCTACGCCAATACTGGCTCTAAATAGATTACGATTAACAGCAAGAATAGATGCGGTTAATAACACGATAGCAATCTGGAATAGTGATCCTGCATAGGTATAGAATGG